GTACATCATTTAAATCTACTTGCTGATCAAACCATAAGATCCATTTATAAATCAAATTGAATAGCCAGTTATGATCCTGCCTGGTAGGTTTTTCAAGCCTGGTGTGACCTGATATTTTTTTACCGGCTGAAGGTTCTATTATTGCAGGTTGCCGGTGCAAAGGTTGGGGATGTTGTTTTAGTAACCCCCACAAATAGAGTGGCCGGATCGAATGAGGGGAATTTTGTTACTTATGAAGGTATTATTGCTTCAGCCGGTAACATTAAAATAAATGCGGTTAACCATGACGATGTTGAAACAATCGCCCAGGCTACTATGGACGGCATGACTTTTGATATTACGATATTAAGTTTTTCTTAATTCAATAAATTTATTGCAAATAGTATTCATGGATCTATATTATTTGCATACTTATTGAGCTAATGAGGATCAGGCTAAAAAATCGGAAACTTAACCCAGGCTTTACCATGAAATAATTAAATACACTTTCACTCTAATAAGAATTTTTTGAAGAAAAAATATGGCCCGGTGTAATAGCCGGGTTTTTCATTGCCCCCTTAAATCCAACCGTTAACCCGGTTACCAGGCCCGCCGCTGGTGTAAGAAATATTTTACATCAGGTAAGATCCTGGTAATTATCGGAGCTTAAACGACCCTTATTGCGGCCCCTGGTTTTACTCAATAAACCGGCTTAATTTTACTCAATATCCCGGTTTAGTTGTTTGGGGCAAATATTTTAAATTATTGCATAATAATATTGAAATCATATTATTATTGGGGTATACTATTTATATGAGTCAGTCAATCAATCACAAAAGAAACAGCGGGGCCGCAATGAAAAGCACTAAAACAATACTTTGGGATTATGTGGTAAGCAGAAGAATAAACGAAATTACCGCAATGAAAGAAAGAATGGAAGCAACAGAATTAACCGCTGATGAAAAATATGATAATTGGGCAACAGCAATGCAGCAGAAAAACGAAGCTGAAATATCCTGGAAAGAATACAACGAATTAAACCGGGTGGCTTAGTCCACCCACATGGAGATATGAAAATGAATCAAACCCCCGGTGAATTGGCTTTTGAAAACATCATGAAAAGGATTAACGAAAAAGAAATGGAAAATTCAAAAGAGTGTACTTGTTGTGGGGTTGATTTTATCCCAGTAAAAAAAGAAAGAACTTGCAGCGAATGCTAACCCCACGGAGATATGAAAATGAAAAACATGCAACATATATTTTGGAAAGAAGCTTCTGAGAGCTTTCACAAGGCCACTGATAGCATAAATAAAATTCAGACAGCGATAGAATCTCTAAAGAATTTACCTAAGTATTTGGTAATTGACTATGTGAAAACAATTGAAGGTCTTGATGAGCAGCTTCATTATGCAAAACAGGATTTAGAGCAAGCACAAAAGGACTGTGATAAGCATAGAGGTTTAACCAAGGCAACATCGTGAAAGACAAGGCTTATTACAAATTATTAATGGAAACTTTAGACGAAGCCTGTAAAAATGCAGCGATTGGGTCGGCTGATATTGGAAGGCTTAATTCTATGTGTATTGAAACACAAAAAAGGGCATCAAAATTAACCCAGTAACCCCCACAGGAAACCACCCCCGCGCCCCTGGTTAGGATCAGCCCCTTTAGCCAGGGGCTTTCCCTATTTATAGTTATTTGGGATTGGTAATAAAATCATATTATTATCTTGACTTTGGTATGAAAGTGTGATAAAATAATATTATGGAATCGCAATTAACAAACGGGGCAAACATGGAAAACTCAATCACAAAATTCGAAGCCGGTAAAACTTACACTACCCGGTCAATCGGGGATAATAATTGTATCTGGAATGTAAAGGTAATTAAGCGTACAGCCAAATTTTTAACAATCAAGGTTGACGGTGAAAGGGAAGAAAAGCGAATGGGCATTAACGTGTGGAATGATGAAGAAACTTGCCTATTTTCAGGCCGTTATTCAATGGCCCCTTCAATACGTGCGGGAAAAGAGAAAGCGCCGGATTCGGCCCCTGAAGCACCAGCGCCCGCCCCTGCAACCCCGGTTGAAACCCCGGCTGAAATGCCCGCTGTACCTATTCGCGGCGAAATCATCAACGGTATGCAAGTAACTGATGTGGTTTATTATCCTGTCACCAAAAAAATTGAATCCAGTAAATTGCAGGGATTTGCCAAAATCACACTTAATGATCAATTCATAATTCATGGTGTGCGGGTGTATGAAGGTGTTAACGGCCCTTTTATGCAGTTCCCCCAGGATATGAGCCGCGAAGGTGAACCGGAAAATATGGCACTCTGTCACCCTACAACGGCCAAATTAAGACAGCATATCAGCGATCAGGTATTGGCTGAATATTCTTTTACCGCAATTCAGAAACCCCGAAAATGGGGTTGACCTGGTAAAATTTTTTGGGCTTTTTGGGCCTAATAAAATATGAAATATAAATACGATTTTACTTGAAAATGATATTATTTTATGATACAATAGTTATATGAATCAATCACAACAACGCGGGGCCAAAATGAATAACGAAACCGAAACTGTAAATTTTTTATTTCCAACCGATAACACAATCAAAGTTGTGGACGGTAAAAAGGGGCGGCGCTTTTATAAAGGTAGCACCAGGGCAGGCCGGTTTTTCCCCTTATCAAAGAAAGATTTCAAAAACTTGGAGCATTCCAAATGTGGAATTTATCAGGAAATGGCAGGGGAATTTTTCAAAATCAATTAACCTGAACCCTTAACATAGAGGATCAAAAAATGGATGAAACATTAAAAGACAGATTAGCAACCGCGCGCGAAAAATTCGGCGCTCCCAAAGTTGCGGTTGATGCGGGCATTTCAGTTGCCGCGCTTCAGCAATTTATCACAGGGAAGATCCCCAAACAATTGCGGGTAGTACAGGCAATAGAAACATACCTTGCAAGCCAGGGGCTTTAATTGCCAGGGTGTAAAAATTGCGGTATGGAAATAGGTTTTAAAATGCGGGCGGGCAGTTGGATACCAGTACAGCCAGGTACAGATCGGCGGCATAAATGCCCGACGGAAGATCGAGAAAAAATGGATCTCAGAATGATCCGGTACAATAATAAAAAGTATGGTAAGAACGGATGGAAACGAAATTGGTAAATTAACATGACAAAAATTCTAATACTTGAATCATATTGTAATGGGTGTACAGAGCTTAAGCCTTGCCAGGGCTGTTTAGATATGTGCAATATATTTGATGTATCAGCAAAGGAATTGGACTCTATAAAAAAAGAATACCATTGCACTTTTAGAGTTTCAAGAATGAAATAAATCAATCACAACTCAATCACAAAAGGAAAAAGAAATGAACCAGATCAACATGATAAAAAAGCCCTATGAATTAGAACCCCCGCGCGGTATTAAATCACTGATATACAGCCCGCCGGGATTCGGAAAAACCACACTTGGATTATCCGCACCGGCCCCGCTGTTATTTGATTTTGACGATGGAACGCACCGGGTACTTGCACAACATTTAAAAGATACCATGCAAGTTAAAACTTGGGTTGATGTTGTTGATTGTTTGGATGGAAAGCGCGGGCCGATTATTGATTTCAAAACTTATGTATTCGATACGGCAAGTAAATTGCTTAACTGCATGAATATGCATATTGTAAAATATAACCCTAAGCATAATGTGCAAAAATCGGGTGCGCTTACACAACAGGGGTACGGTGTTAGAAAGCAAATGTTTAATCAATTCGTTGCAAACATATCAAACGCCGGTGTACATCTTGTTTTTCTCTGCCAAATGGCTGAAGAAATTATTGATGAAGAAAAATATTTTAGGCCAAAGGTGGGGGGATCGTCTGGTGACGATCTGATACAAGATCTTGATCTGGTTGGGCATATGGAAGCGAAGGGGGATCAACGAATAATTTCATTTGATCCGAATGAAAAGTATTATGGAAAAAATTCATGTGGGTTACCTTCTGAAACTATTCTGTTAAATCCAGACTCTAACCCGAATAACTTTTTAACGGGAGTGTTTGAGCAGTATGAAAAAAATGCGGCGGTACGGGTTGAAATGAGTAAAGAGTACAACCTTTTAATTCAGATCATTACAACCGATATTGAAGCTATCCAAACCGCTGAAAATGCGAATACGTTTATTACCGGTATTGAGGGTTACCAACATATTTGGGACTCAAAGAAACAGGCAAGCCGCGCGCTGAAGCTGAAAGCAAAAAGCCTGAAGCTTGTATTTGATAAAGAGAATAAATGTTACACCGATCCAGAAGGTGAAGGGGTTGAACGCGATAAGGGACCAGCAGCAACCGCCGAAACAGGTGCAACCCCCGCCGCTGATGTGAAAAAGGCAGCGGCAAAACGAAAAGCTGATGATAAGAAAATACAAACGGAATTCAATAAGCTTTGCAAAGCCTGTAAAACCAAACCCAGTGTAAAGACTATGGACGCGGTTGATCAATTCTGGAATAAGCACGAATCTATCAGGGCCAATGATAAGAACGCGGATCAGTTGATTGATTTACAGCACGAATTAGAAACAGCAAAAGCACCAGCAAAATAGAAAAAGGGGGTGCGGCGTGGTGCGGTTGAAATAACTTGATCGCACTCGGCTTTAAGCGCCGCAACCTTTCAACCTTAACAGGGGCGAAAAATGAAATACATTATATTAATACTCTTATTCATAACATCAGTATCAGCGGAAAAATTCTATTTAATCAAAGGTGTGATCACTGAAGATTTCACAAAGCCAGGGGATCAGATAAACCAGGGTGATTCAGTAACCTATATTATCAGGGTGAATGATACTGCAACCCATGTGATCAGCGGGCAATTGATAAATCATTTGAGTGATACGCTTGATGTTCTGGATTTTGCCACAAATGAAAAGCTTAGAAATTCAGTATATTTAAGGGGCGAAACCGGCGGCGCTACGGATTTATGGTATATAGAAATTAATGGCTTTTGGAATCGGATCGGTAATGAACTTGTGATCACTGAAAATACATTTCATGGTTACAAGTACACCGCGCGGGGTATACTGTATGATTGGTATACAGAAAAGCCGGTTAAGATTTTACCAGGTAAGACAATTAATTTAAAACTCAATCACTCAACCCGATACGACTTATTAGGGAGAATAAAATTATGAATCAGATTATTAACCAGGCAAAGAAAATAGATATATGCGGTTGCGATCAATCAAAGGATCTTGAATCACAGCTTGACGGATTTATGAAGTTGAATTTTGATTTAAGCGCCCAATTGCAAACGGCAAACTTAAATCTTGATTCATTGATAGAGAGTTCAAAAGAATTGATCGATGAAAATATAAAGATCATTAAACAGCGGGATACATTGGTTTCTGAAATCGGGCGGGGAACTTTATCGTGAATGAATTGAAATATAAAGTTGATGGGTGGAATAACTTTTGCCGCGTGTTTGAGATACCTGAAAAATTCCCTTCTGGTTTTCTTTTCGGCGGTGGAAAGCCTGTTAATTTTCAGATGGTTGATTGGTTTAATCCGGTAATGGGTGTTCCACAACCGGCGGTTACCAAAGAAGTTTGGAAAGAAAAGGTTGGTGAAATTGAAACGGTTGAAATTTCAATATCAGAAATTGAGAAAAATATAATTCCTTTCCTGAAAGAGAAAAATTACATCAACCCAGAATTATCATATTTGATTTTATACGATTTTGGAGCAAGCACCGTTTTTCGTTTTTCTTAACAAAGGGATGATTTATGAATGAAAATATGTTTGCATTGGTAGAGTCAAAGTGTAATTCATGCAGCGCCAAAGTGTATTGGATAGGTACGAAGATCGTAAATATCAGAAGGATAACGATCATTACCGCTGAAGGTAAAGTTGTAACCGGGTTTGAATCACATTTTTCAAGTTGCCCCCAGGCGGTTAAATGGAGAAAAAAGAAATGAGCAAAATTAAAGAAGAATTATTTCACTTGATTCAAGATAAGCGATCGGTTGAAGATTGTTTATCAATATTGCGCGGGCTTTCTGATCATACTTATGGTAAATATGGGAAAACGCAAAGCAATTTATTGGATATGTTAACAGAGATAAAGGCTGAAATTAACAAAACGGGTATAGCGTGAGTTTGTTTAATTTATTCCGCATTGATTGGGCCGTAAAGCTATCAGATCGCCCGGTATTCAAGTACACCAAACAGGATCTAAAGGATTTCCCCTGGTTGCAGTATACGTATATTTACCGGGTTTGGGCGTTATCCCGCAACACATTCAAGCTGAAACTGGCTATATTAAAGGCTTGCAGGTTTAAGAGGGATCGAAAATGAACCCAATTTTTATTTTTTCAGAAAATTACCATGAATTTATTCAGTGGGGTTTTGAACATGATATTAATGTGCGATCAGATATACGGTTTAGATATTTATCAGCCGCCGAAATTCTAAGGGGATATATAGAACCGTCAATCATTAGATGCGGGAATTATCGAAACAGATTGGACTGTCAAGAGGTTGAAAGCATGATCCGTTTAAGAGGTGGGGTATAAAATGGAATCTATACACTTTGATTTTTTTAATTTAAATAGCAGATTATTGATCAGTGTTGACTCTCTGGTTGAATCATTTACTTTACTGGAAAATGAGGACGCGGTGATAATTTTAAAGCACATGTTAAACGAATATCATTTACACAAACAGGGTATTAATGTTAGTGGCAGTTCCACATACAAAACGGTACCCGTAAAACCTTTACTTGGAGATCAGTCACATGATAGCAACATCCCCCCGCGACAAAACTAAAACTAAACAGGATTACGGTACCGATCCTAAATTCTGGAAAGCCTTAAATAATAAGTATGGTTTCAGTTGGGATCTCGCTTGCACTAAAAAAAATTGCCTGGTGAAAGAAGGTAAAACTAAAGCCGGTTATTTTTTCCCCAAAGATAATGCCTTTGATTATCCCTGGTCTGAATTAGAAGGATGGTTATACCTTAACCCCCCGTATGCAGATTTAAAACCGTGGGCAAAAAAGTGTTATGAAGAAAGCCTTGACGGTGCGAAAATTGTGATGTTAACCCCTGCCAGTGTGGGATCTAAATGGTTCAATGATTGGGTATGGAATAAAGCCCATGTTATATTTTTGCGGGGCCGGGTAACCTTTGCGGGTGAGACTAAACCATATCCAAAAGACTGTATGATTTCAATTTTTGATAACTTTCATAAGGGGTGCAATGTATGGGATTGGCGGCTATGATAATCGAGATCCCCGATCCAACCATGAAACAAGAGATTGACGGCCCCCCGGCTTTCATTGAAACAAAACCCCCAACATTGGAAGGTTTAGAAATCCGAATTCAAACCAGGTACCTTTTAAACTTTGGTGATCCCAATTATTTGAATTTACGTAATTATATTGTAATGCTGGATCGGCTTTGCGCTGAAAATAAATTCAAGTGTATTGCAAAACATGACAAGAGATCCACAATATTTACCTATACTTTCCAGCAAGGGATTACCTGATTATCCCCAGGCGGTGATCGGGTTTCCAAATTGTAAACCACATTTATAGTACCTGATCGCCGCCGCATCACAAAGGAAAAAAATGGCAAAAATAAAATCAATCACGATATTAAAAATGTTGAAAAGACTTCAAACAACGATTCACGGCGTTTCAACTACGGAATTACATTTACAATACCAGGTTTCCCGCCGTACAATTTCTAGATATTTGCGCGATATTAAAGCCGCCGGGTACCAGGTTACAAACGAAACAACCGCCAATAATAAGATCGGGCGCTGGAAAGTTTTTCAATAGTTTATCCCCAAACTGTCAACAGAAATTGTTGATAAAATTTTTTTTGAAAAATTCCTTTGAGATCCGGTTTCAATAATACAGTTTATTGATTCATCATTTTTCACATTAAATTTCCGACTATGAAAAACCCAAAACAAATTTAAAGTCTTACCCGGCCCCCTCTTTTCAATCCAAAGCTTGAATAGGTACGGTTGTCTTTTGTCGGAAAGCCGTAAAAGCCGGGTAAGATTCTGTAATGTATGGCTAAAGAATTACCTTATTTTCGTTTTACCTGTCAGGAATGGATCACCGGTGATATTGATCTTGAAAGCGATTCCGTTAAAGGGTTGTTCATGGATATTTGCGCGTACTATTGGTTACAAAACTGTACCGTTTTGGTTACAAAGTTGATCAAAAAGTTCCCCAGAAAAACCAAAAAGATCCACAGCTTGATACAAAGCGGTATCATTGACAGCGCCGACAACTACATAAAAATAAAATTTCTTGATGTTCAATTGGTTGAATTAAAGGGAAAAAGGGATAAAAAGGTTGAAGCCGGTAGGATTGGGGGCAAGCAAAAGGCTAGTAATGCTAAAGCAAACCGGGTAGTAAATTCTAGCTATAAAGATAAAGATAAAGATAAAGATAATACTAAAGCGCCCGTTAAAAAACCGGGCCGCGCTCGTGATCCTATTTGGGATTGTATTTGTGAATACTGGAACTTTGATCCGCAAACCAAAACAGAGAAAGGAAGGATCGGCAAACTGTCAAGGGATTTCAAATTAAAATCAGCAACCCCTGAAAGCATTAAACAGGCTATGGAAAATTACCGGGCGGCGTGGCCTGATACTGAATGTTCACCCGAAGCCCTTTTAAAACATCTTGATCGCTTCATGCCGAAACCCCTGATACCCCGCAAAGAATCGGAAACCGATAAGTTGATGAACACCAGGAAGATCCCCAGGAAGCCCCGCAAATGAGTGTTAAGACCCAATGGCTCAAAGCTTCAAAGGTAATGGATAAACTTGAAACATTCCGTGAATCCGGTATACCTGAAGGTTTCAGTACCGGGTGGGGTCACATGGATGAAAATTTTATGATCCTGAAGGATCAGTTAAATGTGGTTTCGGGGTATCCCGGTTCCGGTAAATCCGAGTGGGTTGAGTGCGTTGCCTGTAATCTGGTTAGATACGATAAATGGACAATTTTTATGTACGCGCCCGAATCACACCCAGACACCAAACACACCCAAAGCCTGGTTGAAAAGATCGTGGGTAAGCAAATGCTGGACGGTTACCGATCCCCCCAAATGAGCCAGGAAGAACTAGCCGGTGCGGTGTATGAAGTTGATAAACAGTTTAGGATTTTGTCAGCCGATGATCACGCGTACTCGTTTGAAGAAATTTTGGAGACGGTTGAAAAAATAAAATCAACCGGGCGCGCGCTGGATATGGTTATCATTGATCCTTTGGTTCAGGTTTCTGACAGAGTACAGATAGTTTATCAAAATTCAAGGCAATATTTTTTATCTGATCTGCTTTCCTGGTTTCTAAATATTCCCTGAATTCATTTGCTATCAATTTGAATACACGCCCGATCTCATTTAGATCATTTATCTTTGATTCCGTTTCCTGTTTTTTCTTTTTCATAAATCAATCTTTCTTTACGATTTCAATTTTAAAATCACTGTATCTTTCAATGGACGCATAAACGCCGCCCCAAAATTCATGATCAATTACCGCTGTTGATCGCCCAAATTCCCGTACATGTATACGCCCAAAATCTCTTAACGGTTCAATTATTTTTACAAAATCATTGTATGAATAAAGTGAATCTTTACGCTTAACATCAATTACGCCGCTAATATAAAGTATTTTTTCGTTAAAGAATTGATCTGTTATGTGACCAGCTTTTATACAACACCATAAAACTTTAGCTGTATGCGATTTAAATATTTTAACCAAATCAGGATCGTCTAATTTTTCGGGATCAAATTCTAATTTTGCAACTTCAATACATTTTGTCATAATTAATCTGCCCTGTACCCATCATTAGCGGGGAACGTATTTAAACATTTGGTACATGTGGGGCGATCGTCATGTGCAAGGTTTACAAGCCCGCTGCAAGGTTTACCGCACTCTTTACACTCACCCGTAATCGTCACAAGTCGATTATCTACCATTTGATCCGCTTCCTACCTTCAACGTATTTTGATGTTATGTTTAATAATCTTTGCCGGTTAAAATCATTCAGCCCGCCGGTTTTATCGGATCGCACTATAAGATCAATTCGCTGCATTGAAAACCGTAGATCTTCAACTTGCTGATTTAAACTTTCAAGTGTAAGCACATGATCCCAAGCCGTTAATTCTCTATGGGTTGTCATTTTTTACGCCGCCGGTTTAATCTTAACTGATCAGCGATCTTTTTAATAAGCAAATTTCTATTTGCTTGAATAAACAAAGAGTCTGAAAAATGTTGTGCGGGTTTACCGTCTATATGTTTCGCAAAAGTTTCAAGTCTACCGGGCCAAAAGGTTTTGGCAACCAATTCAAAGTCCTTTAATTCCTTCGCTGTTTTTTTCTCTGGTAATTTAGCGTTCATTTTATACCATGCCTTTTTTTAAGAAAGTTTACTTTTTCCCTGTACTCTGAAATATGTAACTCCATATCAAATATCGTTTTATTAAAAAATTGGGTTGACTTTATTTGCAGGGCTTCAGCCGTTCCTACTCCATAAAGATTATCAAGCTTGATCCCGAAAATATATTGTTTACCTTCCTGGTTGGAGTTGCACCCTGTACACTGGCATTTAACATTCTTAACATCCCACCGGACCCTAAAAAATCTATTTGCTGACCTGGGTATAAAATGCCCCGCGTGAGTTTTTCGATTGTTCCAGGTCTTTAGAGCGCCGCATGTAAAACACCGGCAAAGCCCGTTTGCATCCATTGAAGAAAGCCGCAACCACATAGAAAAATAGCCGTCAAGTCTTGACGTTTGTTTTTGAAATGTGGTGCGGGGTTTCTTCTGGTGCTTAGAAGATCCTTTTGACCAATGTTGCCGCCGTCCTGGTATCATTTTTCCTTTGCTGGTTTCTTCAATTTAGCTTTCTTTGCTGCTTTCTTTTTGCCGCCGGGTGCCTTTTCTTTCTTTTCCTTCAACGGCATTTCGCGCTGGATGGTATCCCCGGCAATGTATTTTTTTGCTTCAGTGATCAATGTATTGATTACCTTAACACACTTTTCGGGTAATAGATTTTCATTTGCGGTACCTTCACCGGTTGTATTCTTTTCTGCCTTTTGTGCTGAATTGAAGTTTACACAACCGGGGGAATTCTGCAAGGTTTTGTATCCTGTCAGCCCAACATGCATAGTGTCAGTTTCGCCCTTGTACTTCATGTTGATACCGGTTGAGAATATCAATCTTTTATCAAGACTTTCGATCTCACAAAATTCTATTAAGAAAGGTTTCAACGCTTTCACCGCCGCCGTGAATTCGGGCCGCGCTTTATCGCCGCTGATAATCGTTAGCTTATTAAAGCCGCCGTCTTTTCGGGCAAGCTCCCAATTTATTTTAACGGAATCTTCCAATTCCTTTATTGATGTTAATCGCATTTTTCTATTTTCCTTTTTGGTTGATGTTATCATTTAAAATTATTTGTTCCGGTTAATTGATCGAGCATACTTCTTAAATCATTGTATGCAAGTTTGCCGCCAAAAGCTAAAATTCGCTGCTGATCGTCTTTCCAGTTATCGCCAACGGTCACACCACAACGGATGGATCTCTTACCAACATCATTTTCAATCAATACGAATCCCACGCTTTTGCCGGTTTGATCGCGGGTCCACCAGGAATTTAAAATCTTTGTACTCATGTTGTCCCCTTGCTGGTTTAAGGTTTGGCCTATGGATAGACCGTTTTAGTTTATTTATTCACATAGTGAAAGTTTAATATCTATCCATAGGCTGTTGATTTCTCTCAACTTCTAAAATTATTCTCACTTCACCCACATTACCCATACCAATAAATACAAGATCAAATAAAATGACGGGGCAATTTTTGGTTTTGCAAGTGAAAAATCTGGTGCTAGGGTAACCCCACTCGCCGCAACGATTACATTTACACCGATCAAAAAATCTATCATCTATTTCCATCACCTGTTTTTAATTCTTAAATTCATTTCGGCGGTTTGCCGTTTCTGATCTTCAACACTGGGTACCAATCGGGCCGGGTTGTCAATCCCGGTACGGCCGCAAAGCCTGCACCATTCACCAGGGGGTAAATGATTTCCATCGTCACAAGGATCGCAACCGTTCATACTTCCAACCCTTCACACCGATCAACCGCGTCCATATATTTTTTCCATTTTGCCAATCTTACACGCTCCAAAATAAAAAGCTCTTTTTCTTCCTGTCTGATCACCCGTTCCACATCTTCATAAAACAGATTCAACGCGGCGGGGGTTGTTGCAATATCAAACACCTTTGCCCCCAAATTCGTTAAATATGGATTCAAGTACAATCGATATGTGAACCAGGCCCGTTTTTTGGCGTGTATGCCGGTTTTCTGATTCACCAGGCCCGCAACTGAACCCGGCCCGCGTGTTTATGCCCTGAAGATTATCGGGCCGCAAATCGCCTGTACGGTGCCTATTCTGATTCAATCCTGATCCCCCGGTTTTTTGAAACGCCCGCAACTTGGAATGAATTCAAATTCAACTTCTCCGATCTGCCCGTAATGCCGATTCTTTATTTTCTTCACCATCACAACGGATCGGGTGTTTGTAAAATCGGGCCGGTGAACAATAAACGCATTATCAGCTTTATTGAACCAGTGAGCCGATCCAGCGAGATCGTACATTGTGGGGGGATCATATTCCCCTTTCGTGTTTTTCTTTGCTGGCTTTGCAGGGTGACAGACGATCCAGAAGCTCACGTTTAACCGGCGGGCCAATCGGCGGGCGTTCATTAAGCATTTGCCAATATAATCCGTTTCAGTCATATTAGCGGGCCGGTGTGATTCAAGTTCATTCCAGGGATCTATGATAACCATATCCAGCGCGCGCCCGGTTGATTTTATTTTTTCAACCGTCTCCAAAATTTCTTCAAACGAGTA